TATGTGAAAGTGTAAATTATCTGCAACAGCTGCATTAATATCCAATAATACAGAATATATTGATGCGTCGTTAAAGTTCTTAACTAAATCAGGATAATAGTTTTTGGTTAATGTTACCAACTCATTTCTTAATCCCTGAAAATCTCTGGTTGCGTATGATATTTGTTTACTCATTTTATATGTTTAAAATTATAAAGTCCGATGTTGAAAAAGATCCGTTATTTACTGTGTAGTCAATTTTAACTACCGCGGTATATGGTTTTGTTGATTCCTCTGATACTCTAAATAACCTCTCATCTTCTTCCTGTGAAAAACTTCTTTCTTTATTTGGGTCATCTTCGGCTGATACAATTGAAATAGAATTGATCTCTAAATTTGGAATGTATTTCTTAACTCCTTCTCTAATTTCTTCCTCAATTAAATTGTGGGTAATAAAATCGTTCTGATCAAAGATAAATTCATACATTCTTGTTCCAAAATCAGGTAAGTAATATCTACTACCTCTTCTTGTTAATATAAGATGTATTAGGTTAGCTCTAATTTCCTTTTCAGGGATTTCTGTCATATTCAGATAATCTCCCTTGGAACTGTCTCTAAATGGATAATCAATACCGTATGTTGTCGCCATATTCAATAAATATAAACAAACACAAAATGGTTATGTATCCTCTTTTATTTTTGAGTTTCCTTTTATAATATGTGGGGGGTCATAAGGACAATTTGCACATCCATTGGAACAACAATACCCTCGTTTCTGTAAAAACAAAGAAGTCAGGACCATAAGCCCCGACTTCTCATCTGTGTAATAATCTACTCCTTCTACCATTAGATACTCGTTACGTCACATTGTGCTCCACTACAAGCCTGAGCAGCATAGTCAGAAATACTCTTGTATTCTGGTTTATTTAATATTTCACCGAAGTTTACTTCTTTGAATTGACGAGTAATGGTTTCCCACTTATAGAATAAATGGACGTCTTTTAAACAATAAACCATCCTCTTCAAATCACTTTTAAAGTAATTCTTAGCAAATTTCTTCGCTCTTGAGATCCAATATTTCTTTAACAGGACTTGTTCTCTTGTTCCTGTAATTTGTATTGAGTCGTCTAACAAAGTATCCGTAGCTAACCATAAGTTTTGATTAAAGTAATGTAAACCATCAATAATCAAACCAGATGCCAATACCGAACCTTTACCATATACTTCAACTAATTCATCAAGATTTAATACTGATGTAAATGGTGCTTGGTTGAAATCTTTATCTCCGTAGTCTGACATGAAACTAACCGCAGTGAATAAATCTCTTTGTTCCCAAATGTAATCAACAATTGCATCTTTATCATCAATAATAACTGTACAAGATGTATTGTGGTTAACCGGCATGTAAGCACATAACTCAGGATTAGTTCCCGCATTTACCCAATGTTTTTGAACTAACTTAATTAACTCAAGGTGTTTAATACCTTTCATATCCTTTTTGAATAAACCAACTTTTGGATTTTCAACAGGAACAAATACAACGTAATCTGATTTAGTTGAGGACCATACACTTTCTTCTAATAAAAAAGCCATATTTTCTTCTAACCATTTTGCAGTATTACTTTCTTTATTCAACTGCATAATACGGAAATACTTTTCAGAGTGTTCAGGGTGAATACCTGATGCAGTTCCTAATACAACTGACGCATTACCTGAAGGTTTTACACATGTAGTTCTTGCCGCTTGGTTAATTCCAATTACCGCAGCTAATTCTTTATTAGCATCTTTTACAGCTTGTGCTCCTTCTTCTAATAATTCAGGATTAAATAATTTAGGATTATTCATCCAACCTGTAATACTAACACCTAATAAAGCCTCTCTTTCAAATATTGCTTTACTTGTTTCACCTAAATAAGGGAAGTCAGTATAACCTGCTTGTAATGTTCCTAAGAAAGAAGCATCTTTACAAGCTTTTAAAAACTTTTCTTTTGTTGTTGCCTTTTCAGCATTGATCTCGGTTAAATTACAACCTTGAATACCGAACTTAGATTTGTTGTCTTTAACATATTGTTCAACTTCATCATATTTGATTTTACCAAAATCAATTGTATCTAATACAGGGATTTTCATAATCTCAAAACATGGATTAAACATATCAAACCAACTGTTCGCAAAAACAAAACCAATATCATTTGCACCATCGTTTAATTGAACTAAGTAATTGAATTGTTCTTTAACAACTTCACTTCTCAATAAAATAACTGAGTTATTACTACGACCTCTTTGTGGGTTTTCCATTCTCCAATTACCTGTCTTAGCGTGAATCATCTCATCATCATTAGGATCAACAATCATATTCAACGCTGAACGTCTAACACCACCTGATAATACAGCATCCGCCGAATGACAAATAATATCAAACGCTAAGATAGGACGAATTTTATCTCCTTCATTAGTTAACCACTTTTCAATTAAAGATTCTATTTTTTCTAAAGATTGTTTTAAACCTTCAGGACCAGGTGCTTTAAAACCACCACTGATGAATGCACCTTTCTCACGAATTAAAGAATAATCTAATTTAACTTCATATCCTGCATATTCAGGGAATGGTTGTTCGTCAACAAAGTAAGATGATAACAATACACCTAATGCGTTTGCCCAACCTTCAATTGAATCTTCGATATAAAAAGTTTTAGTTCCTAAAGTTCTTTTTTGTATTCTACTTAAATTATTTACAAAAGGAGTTAATAATCCTCCACCGAATCCACAACCAGATAATGCCAAGTAAAAAATCTCTTGGAATACTCTATTACGAGCAATGTGTCCTGATGTACAGTTAAACATTCTCGTGTTATGTTTCATTATTTGTTCATGTCTGTATTGTAAGTTTCTTTGTGAAGCTAATACCGCCTGATCTTTCATACTCTCAACAGCAGATTGTAAATATGGTTCAATTGCCTCAGCATAATCCACATATTTTTTTCTGTGTCCGTCAATTATGTTCTCACACGCGTCTTCCCACGTTTCATACCTTTTTTGGTCTTCCTTCCATTTGAAATAGTCTGAGTGTAACTTCAAGTCACTCAGAAATTTTTTACCTTTCTGCATTTGTTCTTTTTTCTTTTATGTTTGTTTTATTAATTACTTTCCAGCCACTTGTTGTCTCCTTTTAAATGCTTCCGCCGCTCTATTAGCATTTATCTGAACTTTTTGTTCTTCGTGTCCCAATAATGTATTTTGAGACTCTGTATCAATAAGAAGAAACTCGTTATTGAATTTACAGTTTTGGAATACAACACCATCTCGACCAATACGAGATTTTAATAATGTAAGAGTTGCCAAGTTATGATCTTTTTGTTCTAATGTTTTACCAATAGATAATATAACGTGTGCAATTTGTGCTTTCTTAATTGACCCACCCATTTGATCTCCAGTTACTACTTCACTTGAAATTGACTCACGGTTACCTTGTGTTGCCGTCCATATTGCCATTTCAAATTCTCCTGTCATTGATTCTAAACTTCTCATAATAGAACCTTCACCTTTCCATTCTTCACCATTAGCTGATTTATCAGTTGAAATACAATCTACATAATCTATTACTAATAAATCAACTTTTTTAGTTCCGTCAGAATTCATCTTTCTGATTTTATTTTTAATCTCAGAAACTGTAACATTATCACTTGCTAATTTCAATAACTTCAAACTACCTTTAGATTTAGCTTGAGCTTCCTCTACTTTAGCTTTAACTTCTTCTTTAAATTCAGGTTGGCTATCAGGTGCAATTTCAGTCCAAATCGTATAGTGTTTTCTTTTAATATTACCCGGATTGTCCTCAAAGAAAATCTGAACGACATTATAACCTAAGTTATATGCGGTGTTAGCGAACTTAGTAAGTAAGGTAGTTTTACCAGTACCTGTAGGAGCTAATACAACCCCCAATTCTCCGATCCCTAACCCACCCTTAAGTAAGTTGTCAATCCCCACAATACCTGTCGGTAATGGGTGTCTAAAGTCCTTTTCTAACGCACCGTCAATATCATGAAATACATCCGTTGCTTCATCGTTTGAAATACCAACTTGTAATGCCTTTTGAATAATTTCCTCAATTTTATTATAAGCCTCAAACTCTCCACTCTCAATAATACTCTGTACACTTTTTAACTCTCTTTTCAAGTTTTGTTGTTTACAGAAATTAAGTGCGGTGTCTTTAACGTACTCAATTTGAGAATCATTATTCTTAATTGCTTCTAATGTATCTACGTGAATTTTAGAGGAATCTTTGTTACCGCCTTCAGCCATGATTTTCTGTGCCAATGTATTATAATCAGGAATTTTATTGTAATTCTTATACAACTCCTTTGTGTTTTCCATAATAAATCTAAAAGAGTTATTATCAAAAAACTTACTGTCTAAT